TGTTCCTGTTTGAATGTTTAGCCAACCTGTTGTATCTACCTCAAAACTTGGGTTCGGTACAAGGTTGGTGCGTGTAGTCGTAGTCGTATAACCAGCCAACACACCACGCAACGCATCATCCAAAATAAACGCATCAACCTGAAACCCTGTGGCGATCTGCAAGTCATAGTTGCCAGAATTAACAACCGCTACGCCTGGCATCAGGCCACCTGTAACTGCAACGGCCCAGCGGAACGCGAGTAGGCGCGCAATGCGTTAACAACGCTTTCACCGATCTCGGCGCTTGTGGCCAAACCGCCTGTGACGTTGATAGTAATGCCACCGCCGTTGTTTAGACGGTCTAATGGCACTACGGCTTCTGGGCCTGCTTCGCCAATAAGCGCCAACGTTGGCGATGACACAATGCCACCTTCAGCCATGCGCGGTATTGCTCGAGTGCGCGATGGACTGCTTGCTGGGCCTGCTGCGCCGAGTTGTGGTACTGGCATTGTTGGTGCTTTTGGAATGTCTGGCAACAATGGGATTGAGTTGTAGGCGCTAATGATTGCGTTGACCGCGCCGATGGCAGCGTTGACCATGCCAGCAAAGAAGCCGATCACGGTGTTGACAATTGCTTTAATGCCGTCACGGAACCACTCAAACTTGTTGTACGCGGTCACAAGCGCCACCACCAGTAACGCAATGCCGGCAGCAATTAGGGCAAACGGGTTGAGCGCCATTGCAATGTTGGTGACAACGATCGCGGCGGCTACGGCACCGATAGCGCCAGCGATTGCTAGGAACGTTTGTGGGTTGTCGGCGGCCCATGCTGCGAACGACTGCACAAGTGGCAAGATTGCCTCGACTACTGGTAGCAACGCTTGGCCGATTGACACTTGTAGGTTTTCCATTTGCGCTGTAAGCGTGCGCTGGCTGTTTGCTAAACCGTCAGACGTTCTTGCAAAGTCGCCTTGTGCGTCGGTCGTTTGCTCAAAAATGACCTTTTGTGCTGCAAGTATTTTTTGTTGGTCGGTTAGCGCGCCTGACCCGTCATAAATCCCTAACTCGAGCGCTGCCGCTTTAAGCGAGGCGTCGTTAAGCAAAACACCGTACTGTCGCAACGGTTCGGATTCGCCACGTAACGCCGCGCCAATGGCCTGCACAGCTTGTTCTGGTGTTGTGTTGTTAAACGATGCTAGGTCTGATGCAAGCGCTGTAAAATCGTTACTAAATCCAGCCAGGTCTTTGCCGGTCAGACCTGCTGCTTTGCCAAACGTGCCAAAGGTGCCTGCTGCGGTAAGTACAGCATTTTTTGATTGGCCCATGCTTTTGGCGGCGCTGGCAGCAAACTTTTCTACTTCGGCGGCGCCTTCACCAAAAATTACGTTTACTTTTGACAGGTTTTCGCCAAGATCGGATGCAGCCGAGATCGCTGGGCCTGCTGCAGCTGCCAATCCTGCGAGCGCCGCTGTTGCCGGCAACGCAGCCTTCTTTAACGCAAACTGTGCTTTTTGGCCTGTTGTTTCTAGTTGCTTAAATTGGGCAATAGCCTTCTTAATGCCTTTGCCGTCAAACTCTGAAACGATGGGAATGTTGATTGCCATTATGCGATCTCTCTGTTTGCTTCATCCATAACGCGCTTGACCAATCGCTCCATCTCGGACATGACATCGTTTTGGCGTTGCTCGTACGCTTTCCACATTACTCGTGATGGGTTGCCATAACGTGCAGATAGCGCCACGCCAAGCGCGCCAGCCTTCGAGGTGTCAAACATTGAGCCGGTGGCGCCTTTCCATTGGATGCCAAAGGTGCCTACGTTTGTGGTACGACCGCGATATTCCCTGATGGCTCGAGTGTTGATTTTGGCAATGATTTTTTGTTTGTAACCTGGTATCCACGGCAGCATGAGAAACCCTGATCGGGTTTGCCAGTTGCGTGTCATGCCAGACAGCGGAACGCTTGTAGGCACAAGTTTGTTGGCATCGTCAATTACAGGTTGGACGATCTTTTTGTAATCTTTGGTGATTTCTCGGCGTAACGATTTGTCAAGTTTGTTTAGGGTCTTTAAGGCATCCTTTAGACCGACTACTTCAACTTTTGCCGATACTTCCGCCACGTTATTTCCTTTTTTTGTTTGCGTCGTTAAGCACTTTAATGACTGTTGCTATGTCTCGAGCGTCAAACACAATGTCGCTAGGCCACCAACCGACCGCGACCAATATCTCCGCTAGCTGGCGACGGTAGGTGCCGCGTCCGTAGGGTTTGGGTCGGACTCGTCCACTACTGGGATTACTTCAATGTCTGGGTTGGCTTTCACCCAGTCGCGCCAGTTGTCGCCAACCTGTTCGCCTTTCATTTTAAGGATGGTGTGCATCCAACAGCAATAATCGCTAAACAATGGCTGTGTTGTTAGTTGTTGGGCGTTGCGCCGCTCAAGTCGTTCCCATTCTGTCGTAACGAACAGGTTTGTGTAGTAGTACTCGGGCGCGCTGTCGGGCGTGCGCTTTAACTGCAACTTGATCTTCATGGTTTCTCCTATGTCGGCTTGGAGCCGTGATTATGGGGTTACGTCAATCGTTAACACGCCACCCATAAACGTGATGTCATAGGTTGACAACTCGCCGAGCGATGCGTTAATGATTGGCAATGACTCTAGGTAGCAACCAGTCAAAGTAAAGATTGGGTTAGTTGCTGATTCTGTACCTGACGTTGGTTGCAATGTGATGTCGGTTTTTGTGCCGACGAGCGGTTGCAAAGTTGCGTATGTTTCGGATGCTGCAAACGACGCATACATGGTCAAGGTGACTTCGTTGTTGGCTAGACCTGCGGTGTAGCTGCGTGACGTGGTGCCGAACGCGGTGTCTTCCAGCGCCTCAACCAAGTTGGTCAATGTTGCTGCGGTGCACATGTCGGTCAGATCAACGGCGTTAATCGTTAAGACTGGGTTAGAGAGATATGTTGCTGATGCCATTTAATGCTCCTTAGTTCTGTTCTGATAGTAGATGATTTATTACTGCTCGTAGTGGATTATGCGGTTTGCGCTTGGATGGCGCAATCTAGGTCGTAGCACGGGTACAGCGCGCCACCAATCTCAAGGCTTGACGGACGGCCAGCCATGACAATGATCGGTGAGCCGAGCACGGTTGCAACGATGCTAAGTATCTGACGGAGTACCGGCAGACCTGCAGGGCCTGACCCAATTACCTTGACAGGAAACTCAAGCCGTATCACGTTGCCGTTGCCTGCGATCGTGGTGAAGTTAGGCGCGTCAAGGTACACGCAATTAGGCACGAGTTTGGTGGGGTCGTTTACCACACGGAGCCCAGACACAGCGGTCAGGCTTGCCGTGACATCGTCAATGGCTTCGTTAAACAGGTCGGTGTAAGCCATCAGGCCACCGCTGGGCGTGGGATACCTAAAAGCTGCTTAACGATCGGTGTGAGGCTTTGCTGGGTTGCTGTGCCCATGCCGTCAAACGTCGCGTAGGTGTTCTCTATTGAGCCCCTAGAGCGCCACAGCGCGGCGCAATACATCAAAGTGCCTAATGTTGCATCTCCGCCTGGTGAGGTCGTTAGGGAGTCTATGTAGCCCGATTCCTGACGCCTGCGATAACAGAACTGATTGCCAGCCGAAACGGATTGCGTGAGCAACGTGTAGTCATCTGACGGGTTGGCAATCGTTATGCCTAGGTAGGTCATCACGTCGGCCGCAGTTACCCAGGTGCATACTGGTGCGTAGGTGACTGTGCCCGTGGCGGCGGTGCGCTCAACATCATCTGCAACCTTGGCATAAAGCACTTGGTCGGCAATCGGTATCTGGTAGTCGTACAGCAGATCGCCTTCGGTATCTACACCAATGTACAAATACTGTGGCAACGCGCGCACCGTGTAGGTGCCGTTAAATGTGGCGTCAACGCCTGCGACCGTGATTGACTGGCCGACTGCAATCTCGCTGGGGGTCAGGAGTTGCAGTACGGCGAAGTCATCTATTAGGTACTTGTTGGTAACTGTATATGTTGCCATGAGCGGTTGCTCCGCTCTCGACTAGGCGACGATGATTGACTGGACTTGTGTTGCGTCTGCGATGAACGTTGA